TCTACCATTTCTGGTGGTTATGCAAATAACACAGTTCCCGGTGGTGCTAATGGTAACTTGGGTGGTCTTCCCGGTATTTCTAACAACGCTGGTAATAGCACATATAACTTTGCTGGTGGTATGACAATAGCCGGTGCTGAAGGTCTTGGATACGGTAACTCAGTATTCCCTGAAATGGCTCTAAGCATTGAAAAGACAACTGTTACTGCTAAAGAACGTGCTTTGAAGGCAGAATACTCAATCGAAATCGCACAGGACTTGAAGGCAATCCACGGTCTTGACGCTGAAGCAGAATTGACAAATATTCTTTCTACAGAAATTCTTGCAGAAATTAATCGTGAAGTTATTCGTACAATCGTTGTTACTGCTAAGGTAGGTTGTCAGTCTGGTACTACAACTGTTGGTCAGTTCGACCTTGACGCAGACTCAGACGGTCGTTGGTTAGTTGAAAAGTTTAAGGGTCTTCTATTCCGTATCGACCTTGAAGCTAACGCTATCGCAAAGAATACTCGTCGTGGTAAGGGTAATATCGTATTGTGTTCTTCTAACGTTGCATCTGCTCTAGTAGCTGCTGGCGTTCTACAGTTCACACCACGTCTAGACGGTAATGATCTACAGATCGACGACACTGGTAATACATTTGCCGGTATTCTAAACGGTCGTTACAAGGTTTATATTGACCCATATGCAACTGGTGATTATCTTGTAGTAGGTTATAAGGGTACATCTGCATTCGATGCTGGTATCTTCTACTGTCCTTATATTCCATTGCAGCTATTGAAGGCAATTGATCCTAACACAATGCAGCCTAAGATTGGATTCAAGACTCGTTATGGTATTGTGGCTAACCCATTCGCACAGGGTCTAACAGTCGGTCAGGGTGCTATCCTACAGGATTCTAACGTATTCTACAACCGTACTATCATACAAAATCTTATGTAAAATACAAACTTTTTATGTGGATTACTTAATAAAAAGTTTGTAATCCACATAAAATTTACTTTACAAACAATAAATACTCCTGTATAATTCAAAATTTACAGGAGTATTATTTTGTTTAAAATTAAAAAAGAAAAATATGGATTTGTTTACATATGGTTTGATCGTAAACATAAGCGTTATAATCAATTTTCTAATTAAGTTCTGCTATAAGTTCTGCTCCGAGAAACATAAAAAATCCTATTCCGCAAATCCAAGGATTTGCATTCATAAAAAGACATCCGCCTGCGAATGATAGCCCTGTAACTGATAATGTCATAGTTTATCCAAATAACAGGCTACAGCTAACACAGACACTCCAATGAACCAAAATGTAGTGAATGTAGGGTTATCACCACTAATCGTTCCACCCATATAAGCAAGGGTATAGCCATCCAGTTTAAAGCTGGTCTTACATTTTCCCATTCAAAAAATGCTTTAAAAAATTTATTCATAGTAAATTCTCCATTGCGATCCACATGTTGTAATTAGTATTGCTGAAAAGCTGTTGATAGTCAAACATTTCTTTTCGATACATATCCAACATACGAGGGTTAAATTCTTTGCAATTTTGAATATTAGCCATACGGTCGGCCATCTTCAAAGGGACTGCCTTTGGATAAGCCTGAAGCTTGGCAATCATGTCGGCTTTCTTTTCCTTACGGTTTACACCCTTTCCTGATACAGCCGCAACGAGTTTGGCAACCTTTGGATTGAATAAGTCAGACAAACCATCTTCGGACTGTCCACAATCCTCGATCACGTCATGAAGATAACCGGCAGCAATCATATCTTCGTCGTCGTAATTAAACTTGACGAGGTTTTTTACCACATCTGCAAGATGAAAGCAATATGGAAAACGTCCATACATCTTGCCTTCATGAAGGGAGAATGCTACAAAACGAGCCTTGGCTGTAAATCCGGTTTCCATCACTCAATCTCCATCATTGTGATCTTATATTTGCGGGACTTATCTACGACCGTTATAAGGGCCACTGACTGGCTTCCGTCGAAAATGGCGAAGGTAGCCTCGGTTCCCTCTAAAAGGGTCATGGTAAAGCTCTCAGAGACGTTCTTGAGCCCTTCATATGGTGGCTTGGACTTTTTCTGCTTGTCGGACATTGTTCTTCTCCATAATAAGGGATTCTAGTTCTTTCTCACCAGCTATGGAAAGAAAGGCTGTTCCTAACGTCCAATATACTAAACCTTCTTGCATTAAAATGCAATACTCGGAATAAAATCTTTTATGATTTGCTGGCTTGGTTGCCAGCATTAGAAGTCTTTTCTTTCTTAAGGGACTCATTTTCTTCTATCTGTCTATTAATTTCACGTACTTGATCGTCGGTTAGATACCACGTCTTTTTATTTTTTGATTCTTTAGGCTTAGAAGGAAGAAGATTATTCATTCTTTTTGAAAGCCTTTGTGACGAACATATACGAATGTATAGTCTAAGTCAATATCCTCGACATAGACAACTTCCCAAATTACTCGTCCGTTAGGGGTATTAAAAGGGGAAATTATTTCCCCTTGTTGTGGAACATGATCAAGCTCTCGTCCATCTGTAATATTTCGACGAGCGTCATTATCAATGTATCTAAAAGTTTTCATTTAAAGGTTTCTTCCTCTGGTTCAAAGTATTTGAATTCTTCTTCAAACTGAATTGCCTTTCCTACACTTTCATATAGGAACCTTTCAGGTAGACTAAAATCTTTATAGCCCTTGGCAATAGTCTGAACATAAGATCGACTTGGCTTTTCGATCTTATAATTATTCATCTTGTAATAAAGAACAGGATCACCCTTATAGCGAAAATATCGCTTAAAATAAAGCTGATTATCTACACCTTCATAGTGATCTAGGCTTTCTTCACACTTTGGCGTAATATCCCACAAACCAGCATAAAGGATGCTATCATCATCCTTTTCAATATCTGCAAAATATTTAAACACCAGTTTATATTTATCAATTGCCAAACCCTTTACAGGGGTGGCATCTGGACAACGCCACTTCATTTGTTCGACATTGAGATTGCTACCATAAGCAAGATAAAGCATATATTCCACTCCTATTAGGCGTTAAGACTTTCCATACGTTCCTGAAAGAACGCAGTTTCTAGATTATTCAATCCGACGAACTTGATCAGATTGTCGAAATTGAAGAAATTGGGATCGGTACGATACTGAAACTTCTTCACTTTCTTTTCGACCGGAGACACAATGAAACGCTTTTTGTGACCTTCCTGAACAACCTTAACAGGAATATCATGCTTCCTGATGATTGCACCAAGAGAAGTAGTAGCCTCAAAAGCTCTTTTGGCTTCTTCAGTGGTCAAACCTTGTTGACCCCTGCTGAAAAGCAGATCAACAATATATTTTTCAGCAGAATAACGATGACGAATATAAGGCATAACAGGATTTTGTAAAACAGTTTCTTCGATCATGGAAGGAGCGAAGACTTCAGGAATTTCAGTTTTTGCCTTTTCGACGATCTTAAAGCAGAAATTAATCCAAGAAACAATCTTGGTGCCGTCCAGAGTACCAGAATGTTGACGAAATTCAACAGTCTTGTAGTTATTCAGGCTTTCCATATTGATCTTATAATAACGACCAAAACGAGCCCTCATAACGTCGGCAACAGTCTTGAATTCTTCGGTAGACTGAGGGTTAATATCCTTCAGAGAAGCACAATAGCTGTTGGCACTTGCACGACGAGAAGGAGGCATGAAGCTGTCGATCACATGCTCAAAAGAGGTATAGATGCGAAGCAAATTCTTGAAGAATTTGACATCATTTTCTTCAACTTCCTTTTCGACACCGATATGGACATGAAGACCACAGGTGTTATTGACTTTGCAATTCAGCTTACGCAGAATATTGCACATCTTGACGACTTGCTCAACACCTTCTTCACCACGAAGAATGGGCGAAACAATCTCGGCCCCACCAGCCACAGAACCATCAGGAACAAGTTTCCAATAATTAACAATATTGTGAGAATAACCCTTGTTACGGCAATCGATACCTTGCCCAGAGACAAGCTGAGCAAAATCATCATAATCGCCATAATGATTATCAGGAAACACGAATTCAATTTCAATTCCAAAGGAACGGTCGGTGATCATTTCAAAACCTCTCGGTTGTTCATCATGTAAATAGGTATACCCTCTTAAAGAGCCTTTGTCAACGCATTAAAGGAGGATTTTTTGCGTATTTTTCCTTTAATTTTTCTCGTAAAGTCTCTATCTCAAAAACAGCCCATTCCACATCAAATTTAGATAAACCTATCCAACTGGAACATGATTTACCATAAGAATGTTCATCTTTCCAACATCTTGCAGCTTTAAGATTTTCAAGTCTGTCTTGCATTATCGCTCAAATCTCCAATTAATTTTTTTATTAAAAAAGTTTCGACAATATTTTGCAGCTTCTTGCAATTGGGCTTCTGGACTCCATGACTGAAGCACGTAATAAGGTAGTGAATATTCTTCTAGAATATTAATCCAAAATGAATTATCACTCTCCCTCTTGTCGCCACCAAATCGAAGCTGATCTGGTGTAAAAGGAATTTTATCATTTGGAAGAATATACAAATCTGAAGCGAGATATATAGCCAATGTTTCTACCAATTTAGGATTATTACCACGCCACAACCTATAAAATCCTAATGTGGAAAACAGGTCGGTATCCTGAATGATAAAAGGCTTATTTTCAAAAGAAATAACAGACTGTTGTAATGATTTCTGTCCATCAATGATAATTTTCATCTTATCTTCGGTAATGTCAGAGCCAACAGTCTCTAGGTATTCTCTGGCCCATTCAGGAACCAGATGACCATTAATTTCCTTGGATAGAGCCTTGGACAGGGTAGTCTTGCCTACGCTCTCAGGACCGAAGATTGTAACAGTCTGCCTTACCATCTTTTGAAATTCTGGCATGATCCATTCAAAATTCTTGAGCGGATCGTTACGAATTTGTGTAGCTGAGATAGGTAGAATGTCACGTCCAATATTAACAGGAATAAACTTAGCTCTTAGCACTTCTGCCAGCTTAAGTCCATAGAGTTCTGATGCAAAAACAAAATCAATTTTTGCCTGTACATTAGAGAAGATTATATCATGCCAAATATTCCAAAAATCAGGATGATCTGACGGCTCTTGTACAATATCCTGATTAAAAAAATGAAAATGAATTCGATCTTTGTTTTTAAATTGATTACGAAAAGCAATTTCTTTATCATTTTCGATGATAGGCTCGTGAGAACGACTATTCACCATAACATAAAGATTTGAATTAAAACTAGAATTCATAAAATTTTCAGCATACTCAATTAAAAATTCATGCCCCCTTGTTGGGGGCATAGCTGTCATCAGGATCAGACCATTCATCAGATTAATCCACCAATTTTAGGTTGAGGAAGTTTGACATTATCGATTACGACCTTCTTTGACTTATTCCATTCGTATAGACCCCAAAGAGCATTTAGAATGAAAATTGCCATCTGAATAGCCAGAACCTTAAGTCCTTGGCCCCAATATTCATACACTGAAACGATATCGACTGCAATCCAAATCCACCAGTTTGCCATCTTTTTATTATCAAGCATAAGTTGTGCTACAACTGATCCGGCGAATAGAAAGCTATCAAGAGCAACAGCATTACCATCGATTGTCTTTGATGTAAAGAAAATGAGGCTGTATGCTACTACCAAAAGAACAGTATAGTCACCTACAAGTAAATTCCAATTATTCTTCAATTGAGAAAAATTGAAAATGTTTATTCTTGAAAACCATTCTGACGGACTTGAAAATCCCCAAATAATAGGAGAAATAGGAAGTGTTGCGTCATCTGGTCCCCAACGAAACCATCCATAGATCAGCCAAGGAAGTAAGTAAACCTGTAATGCTGCTGATCCGAATAGGCTTTGCTGATAGAATAGAGCGCCTAGAGCAATGACTGATACTGCTCCAATCGGATAATTGAACCTTGACTGAAATACACAAAGATATGTACACCAGTATGATGTACATACTGAAAAGATTTCTAACCAATTCAGCTTGTCGATCCATTGGAAGTAAATTCCTGCAACATATGAAACTGCTGTCAGAACACTTGCAATAAGAATACCATAAAAATTAAGCTTAAACTGTGACATTTTCTACTTCCTTCCACTCAATGGTTTGAACAGCCTTGAATTCTCGTACTGCCAAGAAAATTGTATAAATGTTTACAGGATCGTTCTGTGTCTTAATCCATTTCACAGCGTCTTCATCATTATAATGTCTTGAAATAACAGACGTATAATTTTTGACAACGATATACATATTTCTGGAATGAAGCTTGAATTGTTTAGCTTCAAACCATGCATCACATTCAAGAAGATAAACTTGTTGTTCTCCACCATAACTCGATAAATTACTAGATGTAGTTTTGATTGCATTTACAGTATAAATGCAATTTTTTACAACAATAACATCTTTTGTGGTTGAAACAACCTTATCACCAATTTGAAAAATCATTTTCAACTCTTTATGTTATATTCCCTAAGAATGTCAAGAACAGCTTCCTTAAGAAGTTCAGTCACAAGTTCTTTGTGACTGTCTATCACTTCATCAGGCCATATGTCAATGCCTTCATCATCAAAAATTCCGAAGAACTTATCTAAAATTTCTTCGGCGATTTCTACTTTAATTTTACTCATTTGTATCCCAATAGGCCCCTGATTCGTTTACCATAAAAAATGACACTGGTTTTTTGACATCATTCTTAATTTCGGCTGCTGTCAAAAAGTTTCCAAAGACTGCACCAGTATCAACATTTGTTCGATTTTCTCGACTATCAATCTTCCATACAGGTGTATGACCATGAAAAACGTGCTTACCAAAGTCTTTTGTAGAACTTAAGAAAGGCTCACGCATCCAAATCATATCATATTCGTCCTGCTTATCAAAAGGATATGCAGGATTAACTCCACCATGAACATAAAAATGTAGATCGTCTTCTGCTGATCTTGGAAGGTCAACAAGCCATTCTTCGACATCTACAGGAATATTGTTAGTCGGAAATGAATCTAAGGTTTCCTGATAAACACGGCTACGACGTTCGCTTCGTAGATAAGAAATGAACATATGCTCATGATTACCCATTAGAGCCACTACGGAGCTTTCTGGCATGATTTCCTGTAGAAGGCGGATAATGGCAATGACTTTTGCTGAAGCCTTTCCACGGTCGATATAATCGCCTAGAAACACTAATCGAGAAGGACGTGTATCAAAAGGCTGAGAAGTGTTGATAAATTTCAACAGACGCAAAAGGTGATCACTCAAACCATGAATATCACCAATTGCGTATGTTCTTTTAATGCCAGTTCCCATATGGAGCGAAGCAAATGTTTCTACAGCCCTAATCTGATCATGGCTGAGAAATCTTTCTGGTCTTGTATTATACATAATTTTCCTTACATTGTACCTGTAAATGGTTTTATGACACCATTATCTAGAGCAATGTGAAACTTGTCAACATAATTCTCGTCGTAAAGTTTCAAAATGTCATAGTAATTTGAGTAAGCGAATTCTCTGAACCATCCTGAAGTCACAGAAGTACAAACCTTCATCAAACCGATTTCGAAAGACTTTCGACGATCAGGCTTAAATCCATTCGGTATCTGGTGACGCTCTAATGCCAGCACATATGATTCTTCTAGAGGACCATGAAGTTGCTTTTCAAGTGGCAAAGAATTAAACTTCTCTTTAGAAGTTTTGATTGCTGCACCATCTGCTAAATATTTAAAATATGCAGGACGCTCGCCTAAAGCGACTGATACGTGAATACTATCATGATCATAGATATAGTCGATACCAGTATCCTTACGAAAAAAATCATTTTTCTTTACGTTTAGATTTGGATGACTATAGTCATACGTTTCTTTTTCTCGCTTTTTGATCCAGTCAGCATAAAAAATTGACTTATCATGCATCCATCCTTTAGACTTCAGCATGATTAAATCGTCCATAGTCTTCTTAAAGTGTGGTGAATTCTTCAGGAACCTATGAGTATACTTAAACATTCCTACCTCAAAAGGTGTTAGAAATGGTATACTCTTTTTTGGATATTGTGAGATTTCGTTACGAATTTGAATGAATTCGTAACCAGTAGTTCCCGGCTCACAAATTTCAAATTCTACTGGCTTGCTACCGTTTACAAACATGGTATAACCACGCTTTGTGGCAGTTTCCATAATAAAACTTTTATTATCTTTATAGACTTTTTTCACAAAGTCGTATCTCTCCTGTGAGATAAGATAATCTTCGTCTTTCATTTCACGCCAAAAAGAATTACCGAAATAATTCTTTAAGGCACTTGATCCTGTCACAAAAATCATAATAAAATTCCTTAATTAGAAATCAATACAACCAGAATTGTTCCAGTCAGAAGAAGTCCATTCTTCTTCTGACTCAGTATCACCCTTTAGAGCGACAATTACAAGCTTTTTATCTTCTTCAGAAAGAGCATTATAATCGCCACTCTCAACAAGAGAAATGGCTTCTGACTTTGAATACTTATTCATTTTAAATCTCCTTTATTAACAAAATGATGTCTGCCAATGATCATAATCATCATCTTCGTCGAAGTGATCAACTTCTCCTGAAAGAATTTGATCAGCACGATCCCTATCTTCCCAACTTAGGTTGGGGTATGAACCTTCTTCAACCCACTTGAGGACTTGATCCTTAGTAAGCTTTGGATAATAAGTTCCCATACCATCAGGATGATAATTTACAACCAATCCTGTTTCATTTGCAAGTGCGAGTGCCTTTTCAACATTCTTATTTGCCTCACTCAAAAGTGTTTCAATTTCTGCACTATACTGTGTTGCTGTCTTACTCATTTTAAACTCCATTAGTTATGATTTAGTAGGATCACCCTGAAAAGGATCATGTTCTTCTAAGGCGTGTTTCTTTTTTTCTTCAACAACGGCATCTGCTGCTTTATTGAAGTCGTCGATCTTTTGATGAACAACGAAGTCCCTAAAGGTGGGACCAAATCCATATGGCTCGACTAATACATTATCGAGACAAATCTTATCCACAGTCTTACCATCTGCTTCTGTATACATAGTAATAGAAGCCAAATGATCGGTGGCTGCATCATACATCACTTCATGCAAGATTGATTTATTTTTTACATCTTTGGCAACGAATAATGCTGTATAACCGGCATTATGAAGGTCAGACTTCATTTGTTCAAAATTTGTTGAACAAGATACTTTGTCGAGTTTTGGCGTCTTAATCTTTGCTTCATCAGCAAAGGCGAGACTTGATACAAGCAGAAAAGGGATAAGATATTTTAACATAATGCTCCTATGTGTTATGAACTACAGTAACTCTAACGATTAGGTTCCAATCTGGACCTTGTTCGATATAGTCGCCTAATTCCACATATTCATCAAAAAGAAAAATTTCTTCGATTTCTTCAATCTTACCTTTTACAGGTACATTTATAACAATTTTTGCCTTCCAACGTTCTTTTGTCATTTTTATCTCCATCATGAAAATTTAGTATCTCACAAGAGAATAAAATGTCAAGTGCTATTCGAAGGAAAATCGCTTGCCGTTTGGCAATTCTGTGTAATACTGTGGATTCTTAGACTTAGTATTTAGTCTTCCTACAGGTTCAACTTTTCCTTTTCCCGGCCAAACGCCATCTGTTGTACCATGAAATGATGCAACATCTGAATTATGAGGCTTATGAAGAATAGAATCTTGACCGTAACGAGCACCAAGTTCTGTTAAATCTTTTAACAAAGCACCATGATCATCACCCTGCGTTTTATGTGCAACCACAAATGAATCTTCATGAGAATGCTTTGCAACATCTGTACCAAAATTTTCGACGTAGCCACCTTTTGCTGGTATTACAGTATGTCCACGATTTTTTAAAGCTTTTCCAAGCTGGCTTGTTAGATCAGCATTTTGCTTTTCTGTATGATGTCCTTTTACAGCAGAAATCATTCCTACTGCTCGATTTTTGAACAGATGTTCGATTCCTTCTGATATAAGAATATCTTTTAAAAGTTTAGCCATTTTTTGAGGCTTCCTTAGCAATGCATGGAATATCGCAACGTGAAATACCAATATCACAAAGTTCTCGGTCTGTCATTGAACTTAATTCTTTAACGACATCACGATATTTAAAATATTCGAAAACTTTTTCGGTTAGCTTATTTACAATAGACATATCTTACCTTATAGTGCAGGAACATCACCCTTTGGTGCGTCCTTTGGTGTTGGTGCTGTATTAGGTGTAGGAATATCAATAACACCCGGAATAGCTCCAACTTCTGTTATACAGCTTGAAACAACTTTATTATTTTTAATCTTTGTTTCTACATGCAGAACAATACCTTCTGGACCGATATAATAACTATTAATCACATCAGTAAATGGATTTACCCAACCAAAAGATGGCTTTTGATTACCAATCCTAGAATGATCAAAAGGTGTAGGACACATTTCGGCCTGCATTTCTTTTGTAATTTTTAATTCTGTGGCATGTGCAATACCTACTGATGCAAAAATCAGTGTAGAAACTAATAGTAAACTCTTTAACATATTATCCTATCTTTAATTCGAGAAATTTAATTTTTGCAGATTCCACAGGATCAATTTGTTTCCACTCGTCGGAAGCTGCTACCGCATTATTATAAGCAATTTCATAAAGATTTGCTTCTAATATAATACGTTTACCAAACGATTTTAATTCATATTCAACAAAAAGATCAAAAAATTCTCCGGCGAATTTATGTTGCCATTCTGCAATGGTAAGGTTTTTATAGATAGACATATCTACTCCTTATTCTTCGTTATATTTAAGTTTGATATCCTGTACTGCTAATCCACAACCATATTTAATCTTGTTCATTTTGTGACCGGAAATCGGCATATTGAATTCCATGTTATTGTTGAGGATGCGACGAGCACGGCGATTTTGCTTCTTAGTCATATTATCCTCCTATAAATAAATGACACGAATCGCGAAGTTCCCGCTTCCATTCATTCTATCTCATTAGACTTTAATTTAGGAGACAGCATTTGTCAACAATTATTTATACTGGTTATGTATACATTTGGTATGATACCAAAGCTAAATTATTTTATGTAGGCGGTCATAAAGGTCGAGTTAATGATCGTTATATATGTTCTAATATAAAAGAAAGAAGTGAGGGGATTATTTTATACAGTTCCCCTCGGACTGCAAAACCTTAAAGTTTAAGCTGCAATTCTCATTGCTTCAGAAACAGCGGGTCTATTGTCATTAGCTGCGACATTTACAGTTTTGTGTCCCGTATCAGAGCGACACCGCCCGGTAAACTCCTTACCCACTTCCTGCCAAAATCGAGCCTATTTCCGGCCCATCAAAAACGTATATGTATAATGTTCGGATTACATTATAACGACTATAATCTTTATTATCCGAATAATTTTAATTGTCTCATATACACTTTTGGTGGACCGGCGGGGTACTGCCCCCCGGTCTTTCAGCACTATCTACGATAGCTCAACGTTTACATGTAAACAGAACGAACGCTGTACATATATGGTAGTAAGACTACTATTCATATACATATACATAGGGAACCAAGAACATTCTTTAGAGATTTCTTTAGAGATTTCTAAGTTTAGTTATTCATTCCGTCTACAATCTATTTATCTCATATCCGACTTTGAATGTCAACCCTTAAATTAAAAAAGCTGCAATCCATAAAAATACTACAAGCCCAAGAACAAATATTGAAATTTGTTGTGTTGAAATAGGTTCATGAGTATCTTGAGGATCGATCCAGTGTCTTCCATAAAAACGTTTGTAATTACGCTTAAATTCTGTAGGATACTTTACAACATTTTTAACTTGATCGTGTGTCATACCACTTCTCCTGTTTCTAACCAATGACAATATTCTTTGAGTTTAGTTCTTGCCTGATCTACTGATTCGTATGGACCGGCTAAATCTCCGGTTTCATCGGAAAAAAAGAATTCTTTTCCATCAGTATAGATATTCTTTTCTACCTGAGTTACATTATCGTAATCTGGACAGTAGTCAGAATATTTTGTTTGATTTGAGGCAAAGAAAGATGTTCTACGGAAATTAGCCATTCCGATTTCTTCAATGGTTTCTTTAATAGCCTGTTTAATTGTATTAAGTATATTAATCATGGAGCAACTCCTGTATCCCATTCAAATTCGCCATAACCACCATATTCAGAAACAAATTCATCATATTGATGTTCTGTTAGAATTCTGGTAACTTGATCTATAACCCAAGCCTTATGGTGTGAACCATCTACTTGACCATATTTAAAAATTAATTCAAGAGAATTCTTTATTCTTTGTGAAGAAATCTGATATTGATCTAATCTAATATCAACACCGCATATATCCATTACAATACCTCTAATTGTTTATTGACTTCTTCTAACAAAGCTTTAGGATCGAAAGAAGAATCTAACTTCATTACCTGACCAATAAACCAGTTAGCAAGCTTAGGATTCTTTTTTGCTTTGGCTACCATATCTGGATTAGCTTCAATAGAAGCCTTGATAAGCTCTTTTAGCTTACCAGAATCTTCGTTAATAAGCAAGTCAAATGCATAGATAAGAAATTCAACCTTGGTGAGCCCTTGCTTCTCTGCAATAGGCCACCATGAATAAATTCCTGCTCGGACATCTTCTCCCCACTTATATGTGAAGTCACTCACCGTCTACCTCGTCATGAAGTTCTTCCATATCAGAAAAATCATGATCTTCGAAGACTTTGTTAATCAATTCAAATAGATAGCTACGATCTAGCTCTACATCAGGATTCTTTTTAATCCACTTATCGAGCATTCCCATAAGCTGATGAAAGTATGCTGCATCGACGCCTACAAGCTGCTCATAGAACACATTGATATCATTAAGGTCTAACTTATTGATATCAAATGCAATCTTTAGCATTTCTCCTGCATTGATTGACCATCCTCGATTGATAAACTTTCGAATACGGAACATGGTGCAGATCGGATATCGTGATCCGACATACTTCAATGTCTTGGACATGATAGCCTCAAGAGCATCTGAATTGAGTACTAGACCATCCTTTTCGGTGAAATAATTTGTAACATGCAGGAAGTCATAATTCTTATGAATTTCTGCTGCGTCACCGAAGAAACGAAAAATTAATTGTACATCGTTATTCAACGAAACAGCATTGCTTGTTACCATTGCAACAGCATACTTTTCTTGACTCTTTACATTATTCTTGTTAAGGTAAGATTCAATTGTATCTGCTACACCATCTTGACCTTCGAAAGTCTCAAAATACTCGTAGCCTTCAGTATTGTCTTTTGCACCTTGAAGAATACCAACTGACTTGATGACAATCTTGACTCGATCAGCTACATTTTCGTCAATATAAATCTTAACCTTGCTGTCCTGCTCCTTTGAGCACTTGTCAAGATAATATTCTGCTACCTTAACAGCAGACTCACGAGTTGCAAAATAAAGATCATAATCATTAGGTTGTTCACCCTGCAAGAGTGAAGTAATAGCTCCACCAGTCAGAATGTAATTTTCTTTGATTATTTTCTTTAGATTATCATCATTAATTGACTTTAGCCAGTTATTAATCTTTGCACGAATAACTTTTTCGATTGTATTGCGCTTAAAACCACGACCTTCAATACTCATAATTTTATGTCCTTCTTTCAATCCAACTTTGACGTATTAGATTTCCTCAAATTTTACAGAATTAAATTCAAATACAACTTTTAACATAACATCATAACGATTATCATTAAAAACAACTGTGATATTATCATTCTCTGAATACACTACTATACATAAGTTTTCTAAATTAACTTCTTTATCAGAAATTTTTAGAATAAACCCATTATCATATAGTTTATTTACAAATGAATATACACTTTTTTTCATATTAACGAATGTATTATCATCAGCAATTTCAAAATTATACTCTGAAATTATTTTTTCTAATTCTTCATAAAAATAATTTGTTGACATATTAAATTTCCTTTATTGTTAAACCTTGTTTCTCTAAACGAAGCTGAATTTCTACAGCCTTTGGACCCCACTTACGCCATGCATAAATCATTGGGGTATTCTCGTCAGCATTATTTTGAATTCTATCATAATGATAATTAAAACTTTTCAGTTCTTCTTCTGTATACTGTACACCTTGCTTTTGATAAGGTGTCGTAAATATGCCTGTGACTAGCATATCAGGTTGCGTATCGAAATTATACATTTCATACAGCACCTTGGCAATCTTGTCAAGCTGTGTTAATTCATCGTTACCCTTACTTATTGATATATTCATAATCTTCTTCAAATTCCTCTATTGTATAGTGATCGTTGTCAATATTACATTTTTTTAGAATTTCTTCTGCAAGAAATTGTGCTTCTTTCCAAGAAGGTGATGCTAACTTAGCAGCATCTATACTAACAATTCTCTTGATATTTTTTTGTGCTAATACGGAAGCACAATGAGCACAAGGATGCAGACCCCAACCGTACATAGTATAATTATTGGTGTCTTTATCGCTACAAAAAAGAATTGCATTTTGCTCGGCATGAATTACAAACTTATTTTTAAGTTCTCGGTTTCCAAGATAGTCTTGATCTTCAATGCCTCTAGGAAGCCCATTAAAGCCTACTGAGGCGACTGTCTTGTCGGGACGTACCAATACGGCCCCTATTTTTGTTCCGTCCTTAGACCACGTAGAAACTTCTCTGGCGAGCTTCAAGAATCTGAAGTCCCACTTATTACAAATATGATAACGACTCAATTTACTTCCTTAGATAATTTAGATTTTTTCCATTGATTTGACAGGTGAGCCACTTATTGATATATTCATCTTTAAGTAAGGCGTCTTCTTCAAATATAAGCTTTGCCTCGTAGTAAGCCATTTCAGACTTGCTCTTACAGAAGCGAACAATCTTTCTTATAAAGGCATCCTTACCCTGTGTCAATAGCAGATTCTTCATTTCAGCAGAGCTACCGTAATAATTTTGCCAGTTAGAAGCTGAGACGACTTTGGTGCGTCGGGTTTCACCCTTCTTCGGAGGTTTCCTCTTGGTAGAAGTTAAAATCTTTCTACCTATATATTTTTTATCTGTACCGGCTATAAAAATGATATAGACGAATCCTACGCTTCCGGCTGGAATGTCTGATTCGTCTATTTCTTTACCTTCATAAATCCATCCTGACAAGATTATTAACCTGTAATAAATCTAGGCAGAGTATTTGAACTACTGTCTCTTGCTTCAATCCATTCTCTGACAATATCATGTCTCTGGTTATCGGCAGGAGTCATTTTAATTGTAGCAAAAGACTTCATCTTATCTACAATCTTCAAAACGTCTTCTAAACATGAGTCTTCATGTAGATAAAGTAGATCGTTTTGCTTTGTGTCACCACAAATCATAACTCGACAACCATGACCGACTCGTGTCATACTGGTATCGATTTCACCACCATTGAAATTTTGTACTTCATCAATAATGACGATAGCGTTTTCTAGTGTAATACCTCTAAGGTAAGAGGTAGAAACGAATCTAATTTTCTTTTCATTTTTGAGAAATTTATATTGACCGGGAGCCTGCATCAAATCATTGACAATAGCTTCATAAGGTATTTCGAAAATTTCGTTCTTTTCTTCTTCGTTTCCGGGTAAGAAGCCTTGCTTTCTTGCTGGAACTGCTGATCTAATAATTACCACTTCATTAAAAAGTCTTTTATTCAAAACTGCATCAAGTGCCAGATAAAGTGCTAGAAAAGTCTTACCTGTACCGGCTGTTCCATGTATCAAAACATGTTTTTCATTTTCAAATGCTTTAAAAATTTTATCTTGATTTTTTGTTTTTGGCTTAATAATACGGAGTTGTGGTTTCTTATTACTCTTACGTTCGGTCAAGAAGTCTCCTTTTTCTTTTTGCTCTTGTTCTTCTTCCATTATTTATAACCTTTTACTTTAATGGATTAATTGTAGACCCCGGATAATCCTTTTTGATTTTCTTCAATATACTATTGAAATCTTCGGGAACTTTGACGTCTCCGACGCCTCTATAACTAAGTCTAACCTTTTCAAAAACTTGTCGAAATTGAGGATTATTTTTTAGATAATCCTCAAACTCAACCCAAGGCATTGATACTGTTGAATATTCGCCTGTTTCTTTATTTTCTACGTTATAATTAGGCAATTATACTAAACCTTTAAAAAATGCATCTTCTAATTCATCATCGAATTCAAAATCAGGATCATAGTAACCATGAAGCTCAGCAAGGCTTTCTGCATAGTAACCATGAATGAAATCGACAACCTTTTGATCGGTCAAAATGAATTCAAGAAGTTCATCTGAAGTTAATGAATATTCGTTATAGGTTTCCCTAAGATCGAGTTCGTCCTTGTCTACAAGGGTTCTGAATACGACTGTATTATTTCCCTTAACTTGCTTGAATAGAACTTCATCAATTCTATCTCCGCTTGCTTTCTGGAACATTCCCTTAAGAAATCGTTCCATTGTATCGCGTAAATCATTATTCATTGTTATTTTCCTTATCTAGTTTTAAAAAATCTTCTAGAAATCCAATTACAAGGTAATCAACTCGCTCGTCTCTTACGTCATAAGAAAATCCTTCCTTATAATAGTTAAAAGCATCTGATCTTTTTCTTAGATGTCGAATTGTATCCTCAATTTCTGATTTAGTCAACATCATTTTCTTCTTTAGCTTTTTCTGGTAGCCAGTCAGGAAAGGCTTCCTTAAAAAGAGCATATGTAAGAAATGAATAATTAATTTTTTTATCCTTAACATGACAAAGTAGAATTGCATCATCTGGATGAAGTTTTTCTAACATATTAATAAACAGTCTTTCTCTATCAAACTGTTTTAGATTATCATTTCCGCCTTTACAGAATAGATAAAGACGATTAAATTCCTGCATGAAAGCCCCTTCGGACCCCACTGGCTCTGACCTCTTAAAGTTAGGTACACCTTTAGGTAAAAGCCAAAACACGTTAGGGTGATATGCTCCTTGCACGACATAACGCATTAAATGCGTTGCATGACTTCTCAGAAAATCAATGCGATCTTTCTTTAGTCGGATTTCTGATGCTTCCTTAAAAACCTCAGAAATTGGTTTATTTCTTGCCATTCATGTCTCCTAAATAAATTCTTGGTAATGTTCTAGCAAATATGCAAGATTATACTTTTGAAGATAATCCATAAGCAAATTTGGCTTTTTGCTTTGATCAATCAAATCTTTTATAATATCAGCCTTGATTTCTGCTGGTGTATGCTTTAAATTAATTAATCGATCATTTCTGATATAGTGAGAGTCTGCAATGACCTTATCAAACTCATTTTTATTTATAAACCATTCATCAATCTTTTTTTGATAAATTGGCTTTTGTCTCTTGGTATTATTAATAAAAGTATCATCATCAGAAAATATATTCGGTATTCCATCCGTTGCATCACCTTTAATAATGTGCTCAAACAGAAACTTCTTTATTTCATCTTTAGTATAAAATTCTTCCTTCATTGATTAAAATCCTTATCCTATTATATAAATAATATATTACCACAGAAAATAGGATAAATCAATGGCTTTTATATACGCTTTCATAATGATATAGAGTATATTATTCATGGAGAATTAAAAAAATTTTGTAATATACATAAAATATCTTTTAGTCAATTATATAAGGATGTTAATGAAGAATACAATACTGTACCAAAAATTTCTAATAAAGCAAATTTTATTAGAAATTTTGAGGAAAGAAAAAATTCTGAAGGTTGGTCAATCTTTCAACTTGATTAATATATCTCTAATAGGTTTGTATATAGAAACTTTTTCTGATAATAATTGTAAGAAATCTTTATCTTCCGAAATAATCAGACACTTCTTCACATATGGTGAAGAAGCCAAAGTTCCGATAATATCGTCGGACTCGGCGTTGGCAACCTGAAGGACAGGAAAAGGAATATATTCACGCAATTCTTTTTTGATTTTATCCATGTATTCGTGAATAGCTACCCAATCAAATTCAGATTCGTCTTTACTTTTCTTACGTTTTGCTTTATATTGTTCGAATATAGAGTATCGCCAAGAACTACCAGAGTCACATGAAATAATCATGTTACCATATTCTCGACCAAACTTAGTTCTATATCGACGAATACTATTGAGAATACTGTGTCTAATCAGGTCTTCGTCGATCAGATAATTATTATCTCTATGAATTTGAACCATGATAGAGGCTATCATGGTTCCGTGAAAATCTACCAAAATTGAAATATTTATCATCCTTCCGTGAAAATCAAGTGATTTTTCTATAAATAATAAGTAAGGAGAATCACTCATGTTAGAAACTAAATTTTATGTTTACATTTATTTAAACCCTTTAGATAATAATCAGCCATTTTATATTGGTAAAGGTTGTGGAAACAGACATAAAATACATTTAACACACTGTAGGGAAAAGTATACTAATTTAGATAAGTATAACTTAATTCAAACAATTCGTCAAGAGACAAATAAAAATCCTCCCATAATTATGTATGCGACTGATCTTTTTGAAGATGAAGCATTTTATTTAGAAGAAGAATTAATTGCATTTTATGGCAGAAAACTAAATTCAACAGGTATTTTATATAACCTGACAGAAGGCGGTAGAGATTGTTTTCCTTTACAAAAAGGAAACCCAAAAACAAATTTTCAAAAACAAAAAATTTCTAAAGCAAATAAAGGTAAAATATCAGTTGTTGATAAAAATGGATTTGGTCTAAAAGTCTCTAAAGATGATCCTCGTTGGCTATCTGGTGAACTTGTCGGAGTCAAAAAAGGAATTAAAGAATCTAAAGAAACCAGAAAAAAGAAATCTATTGCTAAACAAGGAATTATTCCACCTAAACAATTTAAAAGTGGTGATATCCCTTGGAATAAAGGAATATCCCATTCTTTAGAAACATTAGAAAAAATCAAACACTCAAATGATAGTAGAATTTATAAAAAGTCTACTTGTATCAAGTGTGGTTTAAAAGCTTTAAAATCTAATATTACTAGATGGCACAATAATAATTGTAAATATCAATGTGCTTAGGCGGCTTCATTACCCCAAGGATCAATAGATAAAGATCGTGGTTTAGCACGCTTTTTTGCTTCTGCATAAAGAGCAGCAGAAAACATTTCAATACCCTTATCGCTAAGAGATTGAATTTGCTTTTCAATAAGATTTCGAATAAAATCTTCAGTTACAAGTTTATTCTTGTAGCGAAAATCCAATACCCAACCTTTTTCTTCAATATTTACTGGTAGTTTCTCAGTCATAATTAATATCCTGTATTGTAAACAAACTTTGGCTTTTCGAATTCTCTAGGTAGAGTTAACATTGAATTAAGTAAAGCGTTCCATTGGTCTTTGCGAGCATTCCAATTATAAACTTGATCTGCATATACCTTCTGGTGCTTTATTCTCAACCCTATATTAACATCATTCTTGAGATTTTCAATACCCATTCTCAATGCACTGTAAAATATTTGTGCATGACGATTTTCATCTTCTGTAAATTGATACATATATGAAAAATTAGCGGCTGTCTCGTAAAGAGCGCCTAAATTGGAATGAACACAGATCAGACCGGCAGACATAGCTTCTATAAGACATAGACAGCTTGTTTCCTGCCACTTTGAAGGGTATGCAAAGATATGTGCATTCTTCAAGGCTTCTCTAACGACTTCGTTAGATTGTGAACCATGATAATTTATGTTAGGATGATTCTCACATTTTTCAAAGAGAGACTTAAATTGATCGTCTCTTTGTTCCCATCCATAAAGCTTGAATGAAGAAAAAACATCTAACTCTAGATCAGGATAGACTTCTAACAGCTTTTCGAAGACTGGTAGGAGGATATTCAGACCACGATGCGGTGTAGGTGTATAAATCAGACGAACCTTGTCAGTAGGCTTCTTATCAAGGTCTACGTCAATAGGTACAATTGCGTTCTGAATGACTAGGCAACGTTCCCAAGGAATTTGATAACGGCCAATGAAAGATTGCATCTGCCAATTAGAAACGAAAACTAGCAAATGAAACTTTCGCCATCCGCCATTATCGAGATATGCAAGTTGAGGATCATTCGCAAGATCATGAATATAAGCAATACGAATTTTGCTTTCATCAAGTTCTTCTGTTAACCTTGTCGGAATAATCTGAAAATTATCCAATAATTCTGATGGTAAAGAATCTTTAAGACGCTTTACCATTAATTCCGTACCTCCTAACAAAATACTATCACTCATTTATTATTACCTCTTTTTAGTGCTGATTGTCTCATTTTTTCTTTAGCTTCTGACATATGAGGATTTCTTTTATCCTCTATATCTTTTTAGCTCTAAAATTTTAAAAGTATTGTATGTCTGTGAATTGGCTCTGCACCATGCATAACCATCATTAATTGATATAATTGTCCACAACCCTTTTTTATTTGAATCGTTAACATATTCTACCAATTCACCAACAATTAATGGTGCATCATATACGATAAAATCTATATCATGTTCAGATATTTTAAATAATTGTGGATCGTAATTCCAAGGGTTTTTTACATAAAAAATATTTTTACGTTCACTCTCATTTTTTACAACTTCAAGTGTAAATGTTGTTTTTAGTTTTACTCTATCAAAATTTGCATATCTCATATTATACCTCAGTTTGTATTGATTGTGGTGATACCGCTGAAACCTTCGTCTACAGTCGGCATTTGAAATGTGGTTTCCATCTGGTCGATGACATGACCCGGAATAGTCTTTCCCGGTCTTGAAGCGAGTCTTTCCTTATGAATTTTATGATCACAATGAAAAACGATTGCCTGCTTATCATATCCGGCAGGAACCAAATCGAGAATTTTCTTACGTGAATTTACAGTCAAATTCGTGCGATCCACGAATACGTCCTTACCATCGATCAAAGCTTCTGCCAGATCGAGAAAGAACTTTTTCTGTGCAACGTTGATAAAACGTTGAAACCCTTCATTGTAGGTCAATCCTTCTGCCTTGCACATATCCTCGATGATTGTATCTGAAGATACAATAACAGCATCCTTACGATTGACTGCATGATTATTAAGCCAAGTTGACTTACCTACACCCGGAAGCCCTACAAGAAGCCAAATATATTTTTTCATTTTAGTTCCTTTTTACATTTCTGCCAGCGAATGTATGTGTTTGAGAATGACAATTC